TCTATCCCAAATTCTATCTGAACCTGAATAATAGGACGCTTTAGGATATACAGTCATTATAGGTATTACTACACCGTAATCCGGAGCGGTATACATGAATGTGGGTGTGTTGTCTCTTGCTATTGCTTTACCGGCATAATCACCTACAACAACTTCCGATCCTGCTGCTGTTGCCATTACCTCTGAAATAACAACATTTCCGGTGTAACCACCTATCCATACAGGTTGACCTATCATGAGAGGGTTAGGATTCCATTTAAAGTTTCTCTTTACAAAATCATTCCACTGAATATCATCGGGTGTCGCACCGGGAAATCCTCCTGATCTCATATGTCTTTCTAGAAATTCAGTCATACGAGCTGCATATCTGAAATCTTTAATAGTTGATGAAAGTTGTACTACAAGTGGTTGAGCATTACCTCCTAATACTCCAGTACCACCGGATGCCACCGTTACAATATTGTGTCCTGATCCGGGATCGTCTCCATCTAGTTCAAATATCCTTTGCGGTAAGAATGCCCCTGTTTCTGGGTCTGTTGCGAAAGAAGGTATTAATACATTTTCGCCTTGTTGTGGTGTAAGTGTCATAGAGGTATAATAATCTCTTGGCCAATTACGCCTTTTTACCCTCAAATCGGGTAAGTTAGTTTCTATCACTCCTGTATTATCACCCGGAGATAGTACTATTCTTAAGTTCTCCTGAATCTGGGCATTCCTATACATCCATCTCCATATCTCATTGTAAGCTGCCGGGGGGATAGCGGACACATCAGTTCCCGCAATCAGAGTGCCCGCTCCCGGTGGTGCATTAAATCCCATATAGTTCAGAATGCCATCTGTGAAGACGGCATCTGCCCTTTTGTAATTAAAGTATGCCCATTCAATAGTTCCTGTTACCGGATCTTGTTTTATAAAATCCTCAAAGGCTTTATTTGCTGAACCACCATCGAATAAGGTCTGTGTTCTTACAAAGAACCAATCGAGTGTGAAATAACACTGATGCATGATCGGAAGATATAATGCAGCAAAAAGCATTTTAAGTTCCATGTATAATTTTGCCAACTCACCGGGGTATAGCTCCTTTATTGCCATAGGAACAAGAGTTCCCATAGTAAGAGTTGTTTTGTGATTGAATGATTTATCAATCCAGTTTTTTTGTTCATGTTTCTCCATCCGTTCCGGAAGAGAAGAACCTGCGCGAATTGCCATAGTGATTTATTTACCTGAAGATTTAGAAAATAATTTCATAAGCATTGACCATAAACCAAATTGCCAAGATTCCATATCATCTACCTCATCGGTAATTGATGAATTTATAATCTCCTCAAGGCCTCTGATACCATGTAATTGTACCAATAGATTATCCTGAGATGCAAGGTTTATTAGTTGTTGTTTTATTTTATTCAGTTCAGCATATTTCTTTTCCTGAGTGTAACCCTCATTGAAAAGATTAGTTTCTACTGCTGCCTGTATTCTTTTTATTTGAGCCGTACGATCTGCAATCCATGTATTAGCAAGTTTATTAGCCCGTTCAAGTTTAAACATAATCTCCTGATTAGTTCCTTCGAAGAATTTACCATCTCCTACATTTAACAGACCCTGCTGTTTTAACCAATTAACTTCACCCTCTGTAATTTGATTTGCAAGGTCTTGAGCTTTGGTATCTACTTCGATTTTTGGTACCTGAGCATCTATGAGCGTTTTTTGCTGCTCAAGATTTATTTGTTTTGAAGTTCCTAGATCGGGGTCTATTGATAATTTAGGAACATCTGATTGTTGATTAATATTGCCTTTATACATGTAGGCAAGGGGTAGACCTGCCTTTCTTAATCTCTTAAGTTGAGATTTAGGTGAATTATATTTATTTGCAAATACTGTTTGCAATGAAGAGAACAAACCCCCTAATCCTGCTGCTACTAATGCTCCTATAACTGGAGGCATATTTTTTAATTTTTATGTGAAAAAATTTTTGGCCTTAAAAAGACGAGGTTGTTAAGGCCTCGGAAAGTTATCTTTCCATTTTGAATTGTGCAAGTACCTTGCACAATATTTTTTTATGTTCCGCTTTGCTACACTGTTAACTAACTGATACTCAGTTGTTTATAAGAGAAAATTTATTTTCTCTTTTTTTTGGTTTAGCGTCTTTTTCGTGCCTCAAAGCCGCTCCGCGGCATAGTGCCGGCTTGTTTCCTATGTTTCCTCAACGCGTGCGCTATCGTTAGCTGGCGCACCGACCGCTTTCGCGTGCAGGAACATGGAACAAGGCACGACAAGCCGCATGCTGATTGGTGCGCACCCTTCGGGTACCCTCGCCCGGAGGTCTCGGTGCGCTTTTTTTTAGTTTTAAAAACTGTATACAGTTTTTTACTCTAGTGATGGCTCACTAGATATGAAGGGGGCGCTCATTGCCGCCCCCCTTCACCCCCCGGCTAGGTTTTTGGTTGGGTTTGGTCTTTTCTTTGGCCGTGTACATGGACACGCCTTATTCATTCAATTAAAAAGCCCCAGGTTATAATCCTAGGGCTTTGACTGAATGAAACGAATGGTGAGAACGACACTAATCTCCAATTATGTCTTCGATTGTAAGTTCCGGTTGTTCCTTTTCTGGGTTTGCTGCGTAGACGAGATCGTAGATCCGTCTTGACAGTGTTTCGATATTTGTATCGATTGGTAATTCCAATACTTTGTTTAGTGATTCCATGAATACCGTAAAGTGAATGTACTTTTTGCGTACCTCGTCCAATGGCATACCATGGAAATAGTTGTCAGGATTTAGCTTTTGTTCCTGACCATTAATGATTTTCCCCTTATTAGGGTACTTTTCCTCAATTGTTGTTGGTTTAGCCTTTAGTGTCATTATTAATTTGTTGTTTGGTTACAAGTTTTTGAGCAGCTTCTAGAATGTCTGCTTGTCGCTTTTCTTCTGCTGCCTTTAATTGGGCTTCTGCCTGTGCGGCAGCTTGTTGAGCATTGAAGTTATCAATGTCTGTTTTTGCTGTGGCTGCCATCTCTTTGTACTTAGCTAGGGCATGAAGTTTTCCGATTTTGTCCATCATATAGAAATCGGGTTCAAGTACACCTTGTTCCTCATAATACCCTGCCATTTGGTCTATCGGATGACCCATCCTAAGCATTTGAAATGCTTGAAGTGGTGTTCGTGTTGACATTACCATAGTCAATTTTTGACCTCTGTTCCTTTCCGGTGTTACTATTCCTTTTCTAAGCATAATTTATTCGATTGTACGTCTTCGACGATTTTTAAGAGCATTTGAACGACTATTGATTGTTGAGACTCTAACTGCCTCAATATCCTGTCCTTTTTTAATGATTTCAGCTTCTTTTTCCTTCTTCTTTTCCAATGCCATTGAAATGGTAAAACGCTGCTTTGCATCATTTTCCGCATCGGAGAGGAATTTTTTTCTAAATATTCTCGGAAGCGGCACCTTAGTGCCTCTCGCATTAAGCACCTGATTGTTCTGCGGAAGTCGAATATGTCGAACAAACTCATCCGTAGCGACACGTAATCCGAGTCCCTTAGACATGAATGCCCTTTCCTCCTGCCGATCGTAATTTTGCTTTTCCATCTCATGTTTCATCATGTATTTAAGTACGTAGTCAACCGTATTTACATTGCATTCGTCAATATCTACTCTACCTTTTGATACTCCGGGCGTATATTCTGCTGCTTTATGGTAACCTCTCGGTGAACTACACAATTGTGTAGACCAAGCACGACTGATATTATCAATATCAACAACATTGAAAAGAAGATAGTGCCAGTGCGGACGATCTCCGAGGTCTCCGTACTCGATAATCCCGAAATATCGGAGGTCTCCGATTTCGTGGACATGGTAGAGTGAGCGCCTGTACTCCTCCATCGACATCTCTTTTCTTTCGCTAAGTCTAATCGGGTTTTCATAGTATTTCAGCCATTTAATAAATTCCTTATGATCATTTGAATTTGCACAGTATCCGTTATCTCCGTATGGTACAAATTCATTAGTATAAGTTAAAGTAACAAAGTATGATGAAAATGACACATTTTTTTCCTCCATTAATCTATATGACCATTGGCGTTTCCTCTTTTGAAGGCAAACTATACATTTTCCGCAATCTGCTGGAAATGCGTATTGCCATTGTCCCCCAACATATTTCGGTTTATCTAATTTAATCCATGTTGGGGTTTCGCACGCCATAATGCCATTCTATTGAATTACATAAATCCTCGTAGTTAAATCGGGGGATTAAATCTCCTCTCAATACCCATTGAAAGTTGTCGTCTATCATAATTCCGGTAACCCGAATTTTGGTAATCTTCTTAGAATCTCAATTCCAACATAAGCGTGAACGAAACACTCATGTTCTCCTGCTTCAGCATCTACTGTAAATACTCTACCTATGTCAGGCCGGCATTCGATGAATTCTGAATTAAGTACTACATCTGCTGCAGCAATAAATTTACGACCCAAGTGAAAAGACTCCCATAATGTACGCATTTGACCGGATACAATGTCATTAGAGTAACGTTCCCAATTATATTGTTGGGTATATCCAAATATTTCCTCATTCCATGCGATATCAGCATCATACCAGGAGAACCATACTTCCTTATTTTTTAGTGGTTGATCGCCTATTAAAGCGAATTGTTCCCACATGTAATCCATTTTTGTACGCCTATCCCAGATTCGGTCGGATCCTGAATAGTATGAAGCTTTTGGATATACCGTCATTATTGGAATGATTACACCGTAATCCGGTGCGGTATATGAAAACTGCGGTGTGTTATCCCTGAATACCGCTTTTCCTGCATAATCACCTACTACAACTTCTGAACCTGCTGCTGTTGCCATTACTTCAGATATAATAATATCTCCTGTATAGCCGCCTATCCATACGGGTTGTCCTATCATTAATGGAGGAAAAAAATGTATCATTCTCCAGTTACTTTGTAACGTTAACTTATACAAATGAATTTGTACCTTATGGAGATGATGGATATTGTGCAAACCCTAACGATCACAAAGAG